CTTCTTCTGTAAGGTTTCCCTGATTTTCTTCAAGATACTCATTTATTTCTCCCATTACTTTTTCAATGCCTTTCCTATTTTACTTGAAATAGCCTTCATCAGAGCCTTAGAGTTCTTATCATACTCAGGATGCCCTTGTGAATAGCCTATAAATGGTCTTTCAGGTCTTTTTATGCCTTTATGGTTCATCCACCCATAACCATTCATACTTAGAGTGTCTTTTTTGGCTCTTATGCTTTGAAATAACCATCCCTTATCAATCAACACCTTATCGTGTTCTTTTTTAAGTTTAGTAGATGGAGCATTTTCTTTTAATTTTTGCCCATTTCTTCCTAATCTATTAGTTATATTACTTAAAGATGTGGTTTCGTATTGTTTTGCAAGGGTAGTAATGGTATTCCCTACTATGTTTTCTATTTTATTAGCGAGTTTACCGAAATCAAATGTCGTTTTTATCGATAATTTCATTTGCGAAGTCCTCTCCGAGTTTAACTGCTTTAGAATATAAGGGAAGATGCTTAATTATCTCCCTTTCTGCTATTTGTTCTGCCCAATCACGAGGATTTTCGATTATTTCTTCAATATCCCCATCTAAAGTTATCTCAAACTTGTGGAGTTCCTTCAGATTGCTGACGAACTTTTTCAAAGATTGAGAGTTTTTTATTTCTTTCTTTGTTTTCTCTGATTTTGGCATCTGCTTCTTCCTTAGTTAAATCTTTATTGTATTCTACGAGTAAATCTGCTTCTGTGGTTAAATTTAACTCTAATCTATGTTTATCCCATAATATTTGGTCTTGTACTGTCTTAGGATACTCAGGTTCGTTAAAATCAAGTCCTAAAGACTCAGGTAATGAGATACCGTGTGCTTTAGCGATTGCTTTTTCGACAGAATACATATCTTGTTCACTTATTTTCCATACATCGAGTTCATCTTCATAGTCTTCAGTTCTTTCAAGGTCTTTAATCATCAAACTAATACCTGATGGTACTTCTCCACCTTGCTCAGACCAACTAATCCATAAGTGATTGTTCTGTGCTTCAAGTTCAATAAGGAATTTTGCTACCTCAATAGCATTTAATACATCACCTGCAGGTGAGATTACTGAATAATCAGCATCTTCAGGTATTTCAAGGGTTGTATCAGACCCTACACGCATTTTATTAGGCAATGTTGCACCTTTTAACACAGGTTGCCCAAACATTTGGTATCTTTCGCCCAAAAGGAGTTCAGTTAGAAGGATATTGATGTGTTCGTTTGCGTTTATTAAGGAGTTAGCACCTTCTACGAAGAAACCATCTGTTTGAGCCTCTCTGTGAGTGAACACGAAGGGCAATTTGCCGTATCCGTGTTCCTTTTCATCTATAATATTGCTATTTCCATCTCTTAATGACCAAATTTCGCTATCCCAATACATAAATCGTTCAGGAGTTGTAATAGAGGCATCTTCAGTAAAACCCATAACAGGGTAAGTAATTGCCACAGGGTCAAAAGGGTCATCACCAAAGATAGGGTTAAAATAATATATCGGTCTGTATTCAAATCTATCCCCTTTCCACGCAATATGCGTAGCGATAGTTCCCAACAGCCTCGTCATCCGTTCTATATGCTTCATACGAGCATTTTTTGTTACAGTTAAGGCATCATACCTTTCACCTGCGTTTCTTGTTGCTCCTATAGTGTAAATTCTACTGAATTTATTGATAAAACGATTAACGAAGTTCGTTTCATAAGGTGGAATCTCTTTGAAAGCATCCCCACCGAAATAATCTTCAATATATTCTGCAATATCATTACCGTTATAGAAATCAAGCAACTTTCTTACATAGTTTTGTCGATTTATCGCATTAAATGCCTTTAAATCCTTAATTGATTCTTGAATAACTCCCATTATCTTCCCCTTAATTTAACTTGTCTATTTTTCATTGGAAATCTGTTGATAAAAAAGTATCGGAGCATATCACAACTGTGATCGTGATAATCATCCTTGAGTGATTTTTCTCCACCTTTTTCATATCGTAAAAACTCTAAATCTTCTTGTATTTCTGTGCATTTTTCGTGAATATGGAATCTTCTAAGTCCATCTGCATTTTCCATAAAGGCTCTAACATGATTCTCACCTGAAGGTTTGTTCTTAGACAACCTATCAGTTATTGAATCTACTCTTATACCGTGTTGTCTAAAAATTTCTATATCTCCCATTCCTGATTGCCCCTGTCGTTGTTTACCTGCAGGGTCGCCAAAGTATTGCTTGATATTGTAAGGTTTTGACTTAATTCTACGAATTAACTCTTCTGTCTTTACATTTGATTCGTGTCCTATCTCATCAATCATATTTATATGCCATAGCCCCTCCACTCTATAACATTGAAACCAACCCACAGAAGGCATCCGATACCCAAAGTCAATCGAGCAATAGGTATCCCAATCAGGGTTATACGGATATTTGCCGACATCCTTATTTCTATCAAATGGATACACCATACCTTCAAATGAAGTAAATTTAGCACCATACTCTTGGTCAAAGATTTCTTTTGTCATATTCCTCTTTCTTTCGAGGATTACAGGTGTTTTTTCTCCCTGTGGATATGCAAAGGTATTTTCCCAAGCAGGTGCTGTGTGTGATTCCCACATTGGGTCTTGTTTACCCAATATGTATTTATCGTGTATCCAATTAAATCCTTGTGGGGTAGTGATAAAAACTGCTTTCCCATTTCTTCTACCTACAGCAGGAGAAACATACATATCCCATATTTCAGGTTTCATTTTAGCAGCCTCGTCTAATATCGCAAGGTCATACTCATCACCAACAAGTGAATCAGGATTATCTGCAGACAACCCTTCTATTGTACTACCCCATCTAAACTTAACATATTGGTCTTTCTCCGAACTCTTAACAACATCGTTTTTATTAGGCAAAACCATAGTTTGCCATACATTATCGAATAAAAGTTTGGATTTCTTATAGGAAAGACCTATTAATGCTACCTTTTTATTAGGAAGCGATGCAATAAATGATGCTTCCATAGAAGATGAGTAGGTTTTCCCATAACCACGACCACAGACTATGACAAAGAACCGAGAAGTTGATTTGGTAGGGAAATGCAGTTTGCGTTGCCCTAAATGAGGCTTATACCCCATAAAATCAAACCAATCTCTCTTAAATTGTACTAATTTATCCAAAAATTTGCACCATACAACCTTTCTAATTTAAGTTATACAGACTGTATATTCCTAATTTTAGGATATTCGGGTCTTTTTATCCGTTTTTTAACAACGAGAGGGCAGTATGTCTGAAGAAAAAAAAGTAACAACCGAAACAGCAAGTGAGGAAACTACTAAAGAAACTACCGATACTACGACCGAGTACGGTGAGTTAATTGCAGAAAGCAAGAAGTATAGAAAAAGGTCACAAGAGTCTGAAACTAAGGTTGCTGAATTAGAGGCTAAACTTAAAGAGATTGAAGAATCTAAACTCAAGGAGAAAGAAGAGTATAAAACTCTTTATGAACAAACCAAGAGTGAATTAGATGATTACAAACCTTACAAGGATAAGCATTTAGCAATGATTGAGGCTCGTAAAGAGGCTTTACTTCAGGATTTCCCTGAAGATAAGCGAGATATTTTTAAAGACAAAGATTTGGATGTGCTTGAATTTATGCACTCGGAAATCAAAAAACCTGAACCTGACCCTGATGTAAAGGGTGGTGTTTCAAAGGGGGACTTTGATATAAAGGGTATGACTCTTTCTGAACAACGCAAAAATTGGGCAGACATCCTTAAAAGCAAAAGGAGTCGATAATGGCTAATGTAACCACAACAACTGCTGCAAATTTCATTCCTGAACTATGGAGTGATGCGATATTAGCATACGCAGAAGCACAGTTTTCATTAAAAGATAAAGTAACAGATGTATCAGGATTGCTATCAGGTGGTGGCGATACTCTACATATTCCTAAAGTATCAGAAGAATCTGCTGCAGAAAAGTCTGCAGGTACTATAGTAACCTATAGTGCTCAAACAGATAGCAAGGTTGATTTAAGTATTGACCAACATTTCTACGAAGCAAAACGAATTGACGATATTGTAAAGGTTCAAGAAAGTGCAGACCTTTTTAATATGTATGCAAAATCAATGGGTTATGCTTTAGCGAAGAAAATTGAAAACTATATCGCTGTAGATATAATTCAATCTGCTACAGATAATGATGTAAGTTTGGCTTCTGATAATGCACCAACTGCTGCAGAACTTCGTTCAGGATTGCAATCATTGTTAGATGTTAATGTTGATTACACTAATGGAGAAACTTACTTGTATGCTTCTCCTGCTGCATATATGAACATCTTAGGTCTTCAAGACTTTTATGATGCTTCACGCAGAGGTGATGCTCAAAATCCTAATGCTTCAGGTGCTGTTGGACATATTTATGGTGTTCCAACATTTGCTTCTGTTGATTGGGATGATGATGGTGGCACAGGCGATGAAAGTCTATCTGTTTTCACTAAAGATAGTATTGCTTTCGCTATGCAAATACAACCTCGTGTGCAATCTTCTTACGATATTGACTATCTTGCAACATCTGTTGTTGCTGATGTTCTTTTCGGTGCAGTATTGGTTCACGACAATCAAGTTGTAAACTTCAACAATCCTTCATAAGGGTTGATTAACTGAAACGGAAGGGAGGGGGGCAACTCTCTCCCTTTTTTGTAGGAGTGAAATTGCAAATAAGTACACATTTTTCAAAGAAAGAATTAGAATGCCCTTGTTGTGGATATTGCGAGATTGATAAAGAATTTATAGGTAAATTAGAAATAGTTAGGCTACAGTTTGGCTATTCAATGCCTGTTACTTCAGGTTGTAGATGTGAAAAATACAATGCAGAAGTATCTTCTAACTCACAAGGCGACCATACAAGGGGATTAGCAGTTGATGTATCCTTAAAAGACCGTTACAAGAGAGCAAAACTACTTAGACTTGCTTTAAATATCGGATATTTTAATGATATTGCAATCGGTAAAGACTTTATCCACCTCGGAAGAGGTAAAGAAAGGCAAGGATTAGGGGTTTATGGTTGATACACTTAAAACATTATTGACAAAACAAGGAACAGGGGTTGTATCTTCTTTTGGTAGTGTAGGATTATCGCTGACAGAGTTAGAAGTTTGGGTTAAAATTATAGTATTAGGTCTTGGTGGTTTAGTAACTCTTTTAAATTTAATATGCAGGTTCTCGTCTAAAAAGCATAAATTTTGTAAATAGGACAAAAAGGTATTAAATTAAGGGTATGATTTGCCCACATTGTTACTCTGATTCCACTTTTAAAAATGGAACTCGGAAACTTAAAGATGGAATTACCCAACAGTTTTTCTGTAAAAATTGTGGTGGTTATTTCACCGAAGGAATAGAGGATTCTGACCTCGTTGTAGAGAATGTTCGTTTAGCAAAGCAAAAACAAGCATACCAAGACAGAAACAGAATCGAAAGAAAATCCTTTAGAGAACACGCAAGAATTGAAAATGCTCTCGAAGGATATACGCAAGAATTAATATCGCTTTTTGAAAACCATAAGTTATCGAAACTTGTTAAGAAGCATCCTGTTAAACAAGATGCAGTAGGAGTGTTACAGTTAAGTGATATTCACTTTAACGAACTTGTGAACCTGTCGAGTAATAAGTATGATTTCGACATTGCATCACGAAGATGTCGATTATTCGTTGATAAAGCGACACGATACTTCAAAACTGCTAATATAAGTAATATTTTAGTTGCTATGACAGGTGATCTGCTTAATTCTGATAGAAGATTAGATGAACTTTTATCAAATGCAACAAATCGTGCTAAAGCAACCTTTTTATCAGTTGATGTATTACAACAAGTCTTGCTTGATTTAAATCAAAACTTTAACATTTCTATAGCAAGTGTTACAGGAAACGAATCAAGAGCAAACCCTGAAACAGGATGGACAGACTTAATTGCTACCGATAATTATGATTATACAATTTTCAATATGTTAAAGTATCTGTTAGGCGATAAAATGAATTTTATAGATGGCGACCCTTTAGAGTTGGTTGTCGATGTCGCAGGACAGAAACTTTTAATGTTACACGGAAATGGAGGAATAAAACACGCAAATGTGGAAACCTCAGTTAATCAGATTGTTGGGAGATATAAACTTAAGGGAGTGGATATTGATTATGTCATTTTTGGTCATATGCACTCTTGTCGCATTGGGGATACTTATTCGAGAAGCAGTAGTATGGTTGGTGCTAACGATTACTCGGATAAGGCACTTAATTTAGCAGGTAGAGCATCACAGAATGCTTATATCTTTTACGATAACGGAAATAGAGATGGTATTAGGATTGACTTGCAAAACTATGATAAAGGGTACGATATTGACTTGTCTTTAAAGGCATACAACCCTAAAAGTCATTCTAAAAACCATAATGGTATAACGGTATTCAAAGTAGTAGTATAGGAGAAATATGTTAGGATTTATTAAAAATATTACAGAGTTATTTGTAGGTGAAAACTCAAAGAAAAGACAGATAGGACTTGGATTTGCAAGTATTATGTATTCTGCATTCTTAATGGGTTTTATTGATTATGCAACTATGACTTCATTGATTCCCCTTTTAGCATTATTTATGGGTGTTGCATATTCCTCAAAATTAACTAAAGTTGGTGATGCACTTAACGAATTAAAAGCCAAGAAGGCTAAGAAAAGGAAAAGATAATGCCTAAAAAAGGAAAAGGTAAAGGAAAACAAGCAAAACCTGCTATGGGTGCTGCAAGAGCAGGTAAATCAGTAAGACGAGCAAGAAACGCATCAGGTGGTAAAGTAGGTGCAAGAGGTCGTAAAGGTGGTGCAAGAGGTAAAGGTATCAACTACGCCCCAAGAAAGATTAAAAAATGAGTTTTACAGGTAAATCATTAGCAAGTTGGTATAAAGACTTATTCCATATAGGCAATTCCAATTCAGGAGTTGATTCTACCCTTAGAACGGTCAAATCAGGTAATGGTGTATCATCCTCAACTAAACTTTCAAAAGATGCAATGGAAATATCCCCACAAGATAATGATGGGGATGTTTTTGTTGTAAAAGATAAAGATGGTGATTCGATATTTAAAACTGATACTACTAATGACCTTGTCAAAGCAGGTGTAGGGCTTCACACCGTAAATACTCAATATGCGTATTTTGGTATTAATTCAGTTGCTTCAAGAATTTGGACAGCAAATAGGCATTTTGCTATACCTTTTGCGAGAAGTGGGGTTTCTTTAGCAACAGGGGTTTATTTAGGTGCAGGAACAGACCCTTCAACATCACACACTATTGTATCTACAGGTGATGATGCTGTTAATTGTTATTGGCATATACCTGACAATATTACAATAGACGAAGTTAGGTTTTGGGTAGGGGCTGATGATTCGACAGGTGATACTTTTAGATGTCATTTGATGAGTTATGATGTTGATACTTCTAACGGCTCTACAGGTGGTGATTTGAGTAATGGGGTTGTTCTTGCAGATGGAGCAGACATTACAAGTGCAGGATATGAACAAGCATACTATCAAAATATGACAGTACAATCTGCAGATGTAGATGCTGATAAGGTAATTTTATTTGCATTTAGGTCAGATTCAATAAATTCTGATTATGCAGTTAACACAACAATTAAATATCATTTGAGGTAAATTATGGCAAATTTAACACCAACATTAAACATAGGAGGGGTAGCATTATCTTCTTCTAAAACATATAACGAAGTATTTGATTTAACACAAGAGGTTGATAATACTGATGGGTTTATTAATGTAATAAGTATTGGAAGTGGTAAAGGAACAAACCAAGTTCCTAATATTGAGGCATTAGTTGTCCAAAATACAGGTTCGGTAGGTGCTGAAATTCAATTCAAGACTATGGGTTGGAAAGACAATTCGGATACTGATGATAGTAATTCTGTTGATTTAGGAGGAGGTGCTACAACATATCGTTACCATACAATGCTTATACCTTCAGGGGAATATGTGTATTTACCGAATGCTCGGCTTATTTCTTATAATGAGGATGCTTCAGGTGCTAATGCAAGTGATGGTGATTTAGATAACCAATTGCCTGATGAAGATATGTGTTTAGCCTTAGATTCAGGTACTGAAGTGGTTACTATAGCAAATGATACAACAACATCAATGACTGCAGCTGATGGTAGTTATTATAAAGTAGGCGACCTTATTAGGGTAGAAGATGAAATAATGGAAGTTACTGCTATAAGTGGTACAACATTAACCGTCATAAGGGGTGTATTTGGCTCTACAGCAGCACCACACACAACACAGGATGTTAGACTACCATTTTTCAATATGTATGGCAAATACGACAAATTTGATGTTGCACAAACAGATTCAAATGGTCGATTTTGGGCTAAGAATTTCTTTGGATATGCACGAACCTCAGATGATACTGCTGATGGTTTAGTAGCAGGGTCAATAGCAGTTAAGTTTTATTCACAAGGTTATCAGGAAATAGGGTTTAGTGATTTAACTTCTTCTACTAATTCAGGATTAACTGCCTCAACTACTTATGATTTTGGAATAGCAGTTGATGGTGGTTCTGCACAAGATGTTTCATTTACTACTGATAGTGATGTTGTAACCTTCGGTGGTACTAATGGGGTAATTCAGAAGATACAAGCACAACTTGATTTAGAATATTATGATTCTACATCTTACTTATTTGAGAAGAAAGTTAGTGTTGGAATAGTTAATGGTGATTTAAGATTTATATCAGGTTCTTACCTTAGTACTTCTGCTATTGCTTTATCAACAGATGCAAGTGGTACAGGCACAAACCTTTGGGAAGCAGGTAGATTTCCTGCCTTAGTAGACATAGAAGGTGCAGTTGCTTCTAAATTACCTGATGATTTAGTGTATGACCGTAAAACTTACGCATCTTCACCTAACACAGGTGCTTTTATGTATGACGATGGTAAGGGGAATTTATCAGGTGCAGGTTCAGGGTCAATCAATTATGAAACAGGTGAAATTAAATTTAATGCTGTACCTAATGCTGAATTTGTTGTAAGTGCCTCTTCATTATCTGCTCACGCAGGGGGTGTATCACATACTCTATATGCGTATAATTCTATTTTAAGTGTAGGGGCAAGATGTGTAAATAAGAAATCCAACACAAGTATAAGAGTATTGGCATTTCATTAAGGAGTAAGTATGGCAACAAGACCAACATATTGCACAGAAAGAGATTTAAAGGATGTATTCCCACATATAGATGATTTTGATACTAAGACCCCTATATATGGGTGGGTAAAAGAACACGATGGATTCCCTGATGCCGATGGAGATTTATGGTATTCATATAATACAGGGTTAATATCCCAATTATTCGTTAATGGAGGAAAGATTGCAAAAGGAACATTTCCTACATCGGCATCAGCAACAATCGATAGTTTTCCTATTGGGGCAGAAAGTTTCACTATTAACGAAACATTAACAGACGAAATTCAACCATTTGATATATTAAAAATAGATAATCAATATATTAAAGTTACTACAATTAACTATGGCACAAGAGCACTCACAATGACTACTGAGTCTTGGAGAAGTTTATTTCAGACAAATGAAGTAACGCATTCAGACGGAACATCGGTATATAATGTATGGGATGCGAGTAAGTTTGGTGTAGAACCCGATGTGTATTCATTTGTTTATGATGCTGATTTAGATTTATGTATCTTGGCAGTTCCTGATGGAATAGACCCTAATGATATATCAGTAGAATCAGGGGAAGATTGGGATACCTTAAAGACTCGTTATATGTTAAATGCTTCAAGATATTTAGATGCTCGGTTAGACCCTAAACTGCCTCGTGAGAGGATTAAAGATAAAGATGGAAACTATGATTATATTATTGTTCGTTCTACTGCTCTTATTACTGCTATGTTTTTAATTCGTGCTAATGATCCTAATTCTGAAATAGCAAAAGCAATGTCAGAAGAAGTAGATGGTAATATTGCATCATTAAACGGTGGTGAGGCTACATTAAGTTGGCAAGTTACCCAAGACTCATCTCACGGTATCATAAGAGAAGTAGGTAGTCCTACAGCAGGATTACGACCTGTAGATACTCGTGGTGAATGGTCAGGAACTTGGGATTTAATCAAGTTAAAAATAACCACAGCAGGTGCTTTAGGAACTGCGACTTATTCTGTATGGACTAAAGACTCTACTTCAGGATTAAAGTCAAATCAAGTAGTTACCGATAAAATTATCACAGGTGATTATCAATCTCTTGCAGGTGGATTACAAATAAGATTTCAAGGCACAGACGATAGTGCAGTTGCTACCTTAGATGATGAATGGGAAGTTGAAGTTATGGGTAGAGATGAAGAGCCTGATACAGGTGTTAGAAGTTCAAGGAATACCCGAAGATGACAGTTTCTTTTACAAATAATTGGAAGAACATACTTGATGAACTTCGTAGTGTTCTAAGAACTGAATTTGGAGGCTCTATACCTGTGTTTATCGGTGATGGTGATGCAGGTACTCAGTTTATCCGTTTAGAGCCTAAAGGTAGTGATTTAATCGACTATATGGTAACTTCTGAAACAAGGGAGTTTACCGTAAATATGTTTTATGTATTTTCAGGTGCAAATGTTAAAAAAGATGCACTTGACCATATTTTAAGAATTGTATCAAGGGTAGAGGCATTGATTCACGATAATATTTCAATGACTTTAACGGATTCTACAAGAGCATTTAATTGTAGGCTTGAATCGACAGAATTAAATTCAGACGAAGAAGAAGGAATCTATATGGTTTCTTGGGTCTATAAATGTATACACACAAGCAACATAAGTTAGGAGTAAT